TGAGCATTTTCTGCTACTTCACATTCTCTCATAGCCGCCAATAGATTTGTAGTTAGAGCTTGTTGTTGTATGTTCATTGTTCCTGTGTTGATTGTTCTTAAAGAACTAGGGAAGCCAATAGAATTTAATAAACGAGTTAGTCTTACTGATGTCAATTCTGTTGCGTCATCATAACCAAGTCTTGTAGAACTTCCAATCTCTGAAAATCCTGCTTGTCCTATTTTCCAACCAACTGATTGAATTGTTTGACTTTGAAATATTTTAAAAGCGTCTATCGATCTAAATGTTACAACACTATCTGCCCCCAAAGCAGGATAGCTTACAGGTATTTGATCTAAAAAGCCATAATATAGATCATAAGTACTACTGTCATGAACTGCACGAACTCTTACAGGTTTTAAAGGTTGTATTTTAGTTCTAGCATTTGCACTATCATAATAAAATGTAGTTTGAGTTGGATTAAATCTATTATCAGCATTACTTAATAAAAGTTCACAAGATCCTGCTACGAATTGCCCCATTTCATTTGATCTACCACGCCTTATATTTATTCCTCTTACATAAGCAGATACATCTGTAAAAGTAATGGAACTATCAAATGGCTCACTATCAAATCCTATTTCAACAGTAAGAGTTACATCACTATCAAACGCAACTGACATTAAATTAAGACCTTAATACCACGCTTTTGAGCTTGTATCATGGCATTAGCAACAGCGTCTGAAATTTCACTACTGCTAGATAAAGCACCACCAACATTTACAACAATAGAATTATTAGTATTTGTAATCACACCACTAGAGTCCATTGTTCCTCTCCCACGACCAACAGGACTTGAAACCTTAGAGGGATCAATAGATCCGTCCTCACTAAAAGTTTCACTTGTTGCAACACTACTCGGTGTTATTGGTGTTGTCCCACTTGTTCCACCTCTAATAGCGTTAAGCGTACTATAATATCCCTTTAATAAGTCATCAAAACTACCTAACCCAAGTTCTACCATTTGCTGAATTGCAGTAGTGAAAGATTTTAAGTCCTTTTGTTCTGCAAGTGCGTCATCTAATTCTTTTTTAGCTAAAGCCATTTTCATAAAGTTTTGAGGTGTGTCAGCAGTAGCTTCATTTAATTCTTTATTCGCTTCAGCTAAAGCAAGTGTGGCTTCTTCTAAATCCCTTTCAGCACTTAAAACGCCTTCTTGTGCTCTCTCTAAATCTCTTTGAGCAGATATTTCATCTCGTGTTGCAGATGTACTCGCTAATCTTATTTCTTCTAGTTTTCTTTTAGCTAATTCAAGTTCTTTTTCTTGAAGTGTATTTTTATCTTCTTGTTCTGTTAATTTATTAACAGCTTCTTCTTGTCTTAATATTGCAATTTCTTCTTCTAAAGTTACTTTTTTAGAAATTTCTTTTTGTTTATTTAAGGCTGTTTCTGCTTGAAGTACTTTTTCTCCTGCAAGTTTAACTTTTGTATCTGCTTCAATTTTTTTAGCCGCCAATTTATTCCTTGCTGTTTCTAAATCAGCAATATTTTCATGTATATCTTGAATTGCCTGCATAGCATTTACAACTCTGTTTAAAGTAGGTATAGCGTTTTCTCTGCGTTCTTTATTTAAAGCTGCTTCTGCTTCGTCTAATTCTTCAACTGAATCAGTAAATCTTTCAACTGTATCTGTAGACATAGCCCATTCATTTTCTAATCTATGAGCATTTCTTTCTGCGTCACTTTGTGTAATATTGAAATCTTCTAACCCTTGATTTAAAAACATATAGCTCTTACTTATCCTTTTACTTGCTTCTCTTTGTTTTTCTAAAGAGTCAGTAACAGTGTCAGCAATAGAAGGCACTCGTCTTAATGCAGGACTAAAAATTTTCAATACCTTTATAATTGAGTCAAAAGCTTTTCCTGCATACTCAATATCATTTGGAAGTCTGCCTCCCAACATATCTAAAAAGGCATTAGTTGTTTTTATTGCGTCTAACATAGCAGGCTCGTATTCTTCAATAATCGCTAAACCGAGATCAATAAATTTATCTTTTGCTAGTCCTAATTGTGCTTTTAAACTCTCTAATTGGTTATCAGCAACTTCTTCTGTAACACCTGCACTATCTCTTAACGCTTTTTCATATTCTCTTATTTGATCTCCTGCACCACTTAATATTTTTACAGCGTCAGCAACACCACGATTAAGTCCTAATTGATCTAAAGTAGCAGCTTTCATTTCGTCAGACATAGGTCCAAGAACACGATCTAATTCTTCAATAATGTCTGCTACATTTCTCATATTCCCTTCTGCGTCAAACATTTCTAAGCCAAGAGCCGCAAATTCATTTTTATTTTTAGCTGTTGCTCTTGGTATATCTCTCAGAACTTGGTTTAATTTATCTCCTGCCTCTGCACCTTTTACACCTCTATCAGCGAAAGCCGCCAATACAGCAACACCCTCTTCTATGTCTTTATTTACTACTTTCAAAGCTGCACCCGATTTTGTAGTTAGTGCTTCAGAGAATTGTTGAACAGAAGCGTTGGCTAATGTATTAGCTTTTACTAAAACATCAGTAACTCTTGTTAAATTAGCTAAGTTTTCTCCTGCGTCTGATACAGTCAAACCTAATGCTGATTGTGCGTCTGTTGCTAAATCTGTTGCAGTAGCCATATCAAACATACCTGCTTGTGCGAATTTTGCTACTTGTGGTAAAGCTGCTATTGATTGTTGAGCATTTAAACCTGCTGAAGCTAAGAAGAAGTATGCTTCTGCTGATTGTTCAGCCGAAACTGCTGTTACAGAAGCAACATCTCTTGCCGTTTGAGCCATTGCTTTTTGTTCTGAAACACTTGTCTGCATAATTGCAAGTGATTGCACCATTTTGTCATTAAATTTAATATACTCGCCAACAGCAACAGATAATCCTTTAGCTAAAGCAACACCGATAGCAACACCTGCAATTTTTGCGAATTTACCTAATTGAGCTAGTTTTCCTGCTGATCCTTTTGAAGCATTACCTAGAGTATTTAATTGTTGTTTAGCAAGTTGAGCTCCACGAGTAACTATATTTAAAACTACATCAGAACTAGCCATTATTTATTCCTATTCTTTTTAGCTTCTGCTTGAGCCATTGCTACATTTTCATCAGTCATATTTTTCTCCCAAATATAATAAGCTATCCAATTATTATATTCCAATGAACTCATTGTAGTCGTTAATTCTGCAACAGTCATGCCTAAGTCTCTTGCTAGTCTGTATTGAAAACCTAGATCGTGATTAGTCTTGAAATTGATCTGCGTTAGCAGAACCTCCAACACCATTAAGAGTATTTATTTCTAAGAAAATATTATCAATTATTTTACTATCTTTCTTATACAGTTCATCTATATCTTCATCAGATAATTCGGGATCAATAATACAAGCCTTTAATAATTCTTTTTGATAGTCAAATGCGTCTGTGTTATTAGCGTCAACAATTCTACCTAATTCAATTTGTTTAGCTTTGCTTATCCCTTGAAGCTCAACAGAAAATCCCCATTCTTCTATCTCATAGATTTTAGTAGGAACATTAGGAAGTCCTTTTATATCCTCTAATTTTAATTTTTTCAATATAATCTCCTAGTTAACTTAATTTAAGTTTAGTAAGAATTAAATTTAATGTGTACCGCGAGTAACTGCACCTGAAACTTGTAGGTCAGCAGAGTACCCAACAACATCTCCAACAGGGCTTGATATTGCATAATTTGTCAATATTGCCTCGCCTGTGTATTTTACCTTACCACTTGCTGTTCCCTCGGGGGAATATTCAAATGATAGAGTTGCTGTTTGTCCTACTACTGCACCAAAGATAGCGTCAGCAGTTGCGTCCCATAGACCAGCTAATCCGATAGTAGCGTCTTTAAGACCTACCACGAATGATTTATTGCTTGATCCAAGAGTACTTGTTTCAGCCACATCAGCAGTTTCAGGGAAGTCTACATTATTTACATATGTTGATATATCAGTAAGTGATCCACCTGAATTATCAAGTTTAAATACTGAATTTTTACCATGTACAAATGCCATATAGTCTCTCCTTAATTATTTCGTCCAAAACCTACAATAGCGTTTATTGTCGGTGTTGAACTACCTCCGATTGTATTATACACCCTTATATAACGATTAATAGTTGTTCCACTAGAAATATTTTTTATTTCACTTGTAGCCGCTGTGGCTTGTGTGAATGTTATCAGATCAACATAAGTAACATTGTCTGCACTATGCTGAATTTTTACATCTCCTGTTGGGCTAGTTCCACTAACTGAAGTTACTATTAAAAATGAACCACACCCATTTGTAGTTGAAGATGAATTATCTTGTACTGATCCTTGAGCTGCTGTTGTGGTAAATGCTGAAGCTGTTAATACAGTTCCGTTCCACATTCCGTCATCACTTTGCATGTCAACTGAAGTAGCAACTATATCTCCCACAGGGCTTGACACACCATAGTTAGTAAAATTACCAATACCAAAAGTTGTACTATCGCCTGTATCTAAGCCGTCAATACCCATAACAAAATCTAAGTCTGCACCACCAAGTAGTGGCTGAATAGTTGCGTCTGCTGTTGCGTCAAAAAAACCTCCTAAAGAAACAGTCCCGTCTTTATCTCCTGCTACATAAGTTTTATTTGAATTTCCAAATGTTGTACTCTCAGCCGTGTCTGCTGTTCTTGTTGCGTCTGCATTACTAAAATAAGTACTAAAATTAGATGAGTTTAAATATACTTTAGTATCTTTACCATGTTTAAAAGCCATTATCTTTTTCCTGTTCCTCTATTATATCTTCTTCTTCTGTAATTATTCTTCTTCTTGTTTTTCATGCCACGCTTCATTTTCTTCGGTATCGGGATCATCAGCAATAAAATGACCTTTTTCATCTCTAGCTCGGATCAATTCCTTTTCTTTTTTTTCATCATATTTCTCAACAATGTTTTGCTCTTTTAACCATTTAAGACTTTTCTTTGGTATTACATTATCTTCAATAATAGATCCTGCTTCCAAATGTTCATCTTTAACATCAAAGCCAATATTAACTTTTAATTTCATGCTATTACTTCTACCTCAAACTCTACGCCTAAATAGTCTATGTTATTCACAGTATACACACCATAATTACTTGCTTCAACAACTCGACAAGATTGTGCCGAACTATCTAATGTTTGATCGCTTTCAATTTGAGCCTTAACACTTGAAGCACCACTACTAGCTAAATATGCGTCTAAAGTTTCTTGACTGTCTTGTGCGTCTACTCTACTGACATAAAGTAAAACAGGTATGGTGTATGTATCAGCACCTCTAGCCATTGAGGTATCATATTCTAAGGTCTGCACAACACCCACTATTGCAGTTGGTGGCTCTATACTATCGGGAACATAATTGTAAACACTTAACGAACTTATATTTCCTAGATTAGTTCCAATTCCATTTCTTATACTTGTTAATGTAGCCATAAGAAAATATTAACAGGTTTAGCTTTTCCCTTTTATCTATTAAATAAAATATTTCGCAAATTCTATTCCAAGTTTTTTATTAACTTGCACTTCCCATTTTTTGTTCCATTCATTACAACCATTACAGAGGTAACTTCTACTTGTTGGATAATATACTTTTTCCCCACTATATGGATTTTTAGAATATGTACCAGCTCTTGTATCTATTCTGTCATCATTAATATTTGTAGTAATACTTTCATCACAATGTGGTGCATTATTTACAAAACTTCCCACACACTTAAATATCATTACTTTTTCTTTTTTTTGTGCTTTTGTCATTTCACCCCCCTTAATAACTTAGTTAATTATATCATATTATTAAGAGTTAATCAAATCTTAGATTTAACGCAACTTTGCAGGTCTTGATTTTTTCCACATTAATTCAACAGATTTACTAGCTTGTTGTAAAGCAATTTTTCGTTGTGCTTCTGTCTGTTCATACCCCATTTTTATAAATGGAATGATCGCAGTACCTTTTTCTGCTATTGATCTTTGTACTAAAAATACAGGTATTCCTTTAGCGTCAGCCCATTTCTGAAGTGCAGAAGCAGGTGGCCAATGAGGTTTTGTTCTACTGAATTTATCTTTATCTTGTGGATATTTAAGTCCTCTATATTTATAATTTTTGTCCATTGATCCATGAACATAAGAAGCATAAGGTGTTGTAACAAACACTTTTATTCCACCAGGTATTCTTCCTTTATCCCTTACTCTTTTATATTTTATTTGGGATTTAAGTCTTCCTGTAAATTCGGGTGTCTGTGTTTTTGCTTGTTTCTTAACTATTTTCCCAACAACATTGAAATAATTTCTTAGTGGTTTATATAATAGTTTTTTCTCATCTAGTCTTTTTTTTAATTGTATAGCACCCTGTACTTCAACTTTGAATTGCTGTTTAGCCATTACAAAGTTCTTTTAATATATTTTTTAATAAGTTTCATAGCGTCTGGATCAAACTTATTAAATAATTCTCCTGTACCTGTTTCGGGGTTTCCATAAGTAGAAAATGGGCTATCTTTTCTTTTAAATAGTCTTGTAGCTTGTAATAGAGTAGCTTGTTTAATTGCGTGAGGAACTGCTGAGAAGCCCCATTGTGCTGTTATTTTTATTTGTTTAACTATTGTTGGATCAAACCTTTCCGAAGATCTTGTGTCTAATATTGTAATTTGAGTTATTGGTTGGTATTGAATACCGTCAACTTCATTTCCTGCGTCTAAAGGTTTTGTGTAAAAATCTGTGTTTATTGTAAGTGTTGTATCATGTGTTCCGTCATCTGAAGTATCTATTAAAACTGCTAAACCACTTGGGCTAGATATATCGGGTACATCTATAAATAAAGCATTATCGGGTGTGAAGTATTTTGCGTCTGAGCTAGTTTGATAAAAAAATCGATCACAAATTCCGTCTATTTCTCTACTTGCACTATCTACTGCATTTTCTAAGTTGTCATCTTGGCCACTACCACTTAAACCGAGATAGGTTTTTAACTCTGCGAGTGTGCAGTAGCCATTGGTAATGGCCATAAGGAATTACTTCCCTTTATTTTCAGCAGGTGCTTTAGCTTTTTTACCAATACCCCATTCCTTAGCTTGTAGATCAGATACTTCATGGCCTTTTACACCAAGTAGTTTTCCTTTTCTCCACGCTTTAGGTAGGTTGTTATCAGTAGTTTCAGCGATCTTACCTGCGTCATCTATCCATACATATTTTTTTAAAATCATTTTTTCTCCTGACTGTAACTCGTCCTTACCATTAAAGCTTGAACGAGTTACTAAAGTCATAATTATTTCTAAGTTATCCTTAGAAGTTTGATATTTTAGCGAAAGCTGTTGCTCTATAAATAGGAAGTCCCATTCGTACAGTTGCTTTCATAACAATAATATCTTTTACAAAGTTCTCATCATGGCTATCAGACATAGCAACTTCCATACCTTGTCTTGCGACTATATGAATAGCTTGTCCACCACCAAATGTTCCAACTAAGCAATCGCCTGCTGAGATTTCTGTTGAAGCTACAACAGGAAGTCCCCAAATTGTTGGTGCCACAGCTGAGTTGAAGTTGCCTGCGCCTACAAATAATGGATTTAATGATCCACTTGTTGTAACTGCATTTACTTCTGTAACAACTTGATACCAATCAGATGGGTGCATTACGATTGCGTCTGGTTGCATAAAAGCGTCTTTCTGAATTTCAGTAATCGCTTCAAATAGCTGACCAATTCTCTTTAGGTTTCCACTAAATGAGGAATAGTTAAAGGAATTGATACCAGTCTTGTTAAGAATACCTGTGAGGTTCACGCCTGAGCCTGATCCTCCAATGATTTGGTCAGAAATTGTTTGTCTAACCATAAACCTTAATCTGCTGTCAATGTAACCTTGAGCCGCAGAAACATCAGCTAGAAGTTCCTCAGTCATTGGAATAAAGGCACCAATTTTTCTGATCTCTTCTGTTCTCTCTGTGAATGCTAAAGCATTTTCTCCGAGAGCGCTTCCTTCTGCTGTTGGAGCCGCATTATTAGTATATGTAGTTTCCTCTAGGTACTTATACTGATATTGATCAGTAACAATAGTATCTATTAAATTAGGAATTACATAAGGATCTAACTGTGCGCTTTCCTCAATTCTTGGTGCTCGGACTACGCCCGGTGGCCAAGTAGTTTCAGTAACAGTAGTTTTAGTTTCTACTCTTGGGTCCCACTTGAGTTCAGATTTAACATTCTTTATGCCTGTTTCTACATATGATTTATAAGCGTCAGACTCAAGAAATGATTGTCCAATACTTTTCGGTGCTTGGTTTTCAGCTTTTTCAGTATGTATTGCTTTTGGCTCTACTACTTTTCCAGCTTCAACAGCACTTTCGAGTTCTTTCTTTTCATTTTCTATCTTCTGCGCTTCTTTAATCTTTTCAGTAAGTTCAGACATTCTCTCATTTCTTTTAATCCAATTCTCAGAAGTATCAGCGTCAAAGCCTGTACTATCTATATCCTTAAATTCGTTGAGAGTGTTTTCTCTTAGCTCTTGTAGTTCCTTTTTGAGTTCTACTAATTTACTCATTTTATTCTCCTACAATTCAGGATCAAATGTTTCTAACAACACTTGTTCCGTTTCTAATAACAAAGTCGTGTCATCTATTTCTGCTTTTTCTTCATCATCAGCACCTGCAACATCAAGTAATGTATCTATATCTTGATACACCTCTTGTATGCTGTCCTGTAATTCAGATAAAACAGCCGTAGATCCCTCCGACAATGTTTTTTCTTTTGATAAGCGTAAGGCAGTAAGCTCCTTAGCTCGTTTTAACACAGCAGATAATTTGGTAAGCAACTCATCTACATCTTCGTTAAATCTTGTTCCTGTATTTTCATTTTCATTATTTTGATCTTTAACAGATACAGTTTCTGTATTTTGATTTGCACCAACTAATACTGGGCTAACTTCCCATACTTGAACATCTTTTAAGTATCTAACATCTATATCTGTTCCGTCTTTAGTATAAGTACCATTTTCGCTATCCAACACTTCATATCCGAATGACCATTGTTGTAGATCGCCCATAGCTTTAACTGTATTAAAAGCGTCCCTACCTCGTTCTGTGTCCATTATGAATTGACCTTTGAATGTTGCTTTGTTTTCATCAGAAACTATTTCGCCTCTACCGATCACATCTTTCCAATCGTGAGCCCAAACCATAGCCACACCTCTATCTCCATATCCCGATTTTATAGAATTTGGAAGTACGACATCATTGTCGCTGTCTATTTCGTTGAACACCGAAAATACTGCTTCTACTTTTCCCTCTACCTCATTAGTGGTAGTTAATTTTACTTCTTTATGTTGTAAATTTTTACTCATAATTATCTCCTATTATATCTTAACTTCGTGAAAAATCATAGTACACCTACAATTACATACTAGCCCAGCAGGAGCTCCTTTACTACTATCTCCGGGATAATTCATAGAATAACCTTGAACGCTGAAATCAGCATCTTGTGGAACTCTTTGTAGATCCATATAAATATGCGCTTCTCTTACAACCCCGTCTCTACGAGTGATCCATTCCTTTTGTAAAATTAAACCTGTTTGTTTAGCACTTGTTTTTAAAGAATAATTACTCAATGCAGTTGCTTCTGTTCTAGCAATATTCATAGCTCTACCTAAGTTTTTTTTACCTAAGCTCTTTGATATTCCTCTGCTTACAAAGTCCTCAAATTCTTTACCTACTAATCCTAGATCAGTAGCTTGATCTATTGATTTCCTTAAAGCAAGGTTTAAGTTTTTTTTCATAGTGTTACTCATGTCGGGTAAGTAAGTGTCTAATCTATTTGATACAAAATTCTTTACATCTCTATTGTATTTATTCCTATTAAGTGGTATTGCTTGTCCTCGTTTTCTTCTTGGGTGGAAGCCTTCTGTTAATATTGTTTGTCTAGGTAATCTTCTTCTTGCTCTTAATATATCCTCTTGTTCTGTTTCTGAATATACAAAATTTTCTTTTAATTCATCAGGCAGTAACAATTCAACTTGTAAATAAGCAAAATCTAAAGCCATGCTTTCATAAAAGGGTGCTAGTTCCTCATACCATGTTTTGTTATTTGAATTAATAACTGAATTTAATAAAGGAATTATCCCCGAAATTGTAGGTGGATTAACAGCTAGAGTTTTATTAATAGCTCTTACTTGTCCTTTTAATAGATCATAATAGACTGAAGCAAAGACAAAATCCCAATTTCCTAATAGCTTATTATATGCTTCCCAAATACTATCTTTTACTTCTGCTTTTTCAAATCGATTTACTCTTTTATCCCATTCAATTTCTCTTAATTGGTTTCTTCTATCGATCAAATCTCTAGCACTAGAGAAATTATTATTCTTCTTCTTCATCTGTTTTCTCTAACCAAGTATTATGAACTCGTTGTCCGTCTTCGGTAAAAGAATATGTATCTTCCGTTCTCCTATTTTTCTTAGGATCATCACTAAATTTTTCTATTTGTCTTAATCTTCGTTCTGCTAATTCTCTTGTAGCATAACAGCCCATATTTTTTCCACTATCCTCAGCAATTACACAAAATTGATCCTCTATTTTTTTAATTACTTTGCTTGAATATTCCGTATCGTCATCATCTTCTGTAACAACAGCTTGTGGTGTGGTTGTTGCAGGTTTAGGCTCTTGATCTACTTTAGGAATTTCTAAATTTGCAGGTACAGGAATTATTGAAGCATTAAGTAAATACACATCTTGGTTTTTATCTGTTGGAAGTCCTGCTTTTTCTCTAGCCTCTGCTACTGTTATCCAACCACCTTGTACACCTGTATTTAATCTATTAAATAACTCATTTTGATCTGCTTGTAAGGCTCTTACTTCTGAAAAATCATACTTAGCTTCATTTTTACTATCTTCCTCATATTCCTTTAAAAGAATTTGTTGTGTAATTTCCTCTCCAATCATTCTCCATAAAGGAATTAATTTATTTTCTGTAAAAAATTCTCTTAATTCTTTAGCATTTGAGTAAGTTGCATGTTTTAATCCTGCACCAAGTCCCGCCAAAATTGCAGGAACACCTAGCACTGCTGATATTCTTTCTTCAGGAATTTGTCTTAATAATCCTATATCTAAATCCTTTGGGCTGAAAGCTAATTTTTCCACATTCATAGCACCACTCATTACTAAAGGCTTTCCTTTATTTTTACCTGCTACTTTTTGTTGGTATGATCTACTTATCTGTTCTGCTTCTTCGGGTGTAGGTCCAAACTCATCTTTCGGTGTGATCATAACACTAGGAACACCCATGTTGGATAATAAAGCTGTGGCCATTTGTCCTGCACTCTCATCTGAATATATTTCTCTTAATACACTCTTTAATGGGCTATATCCTTTTTTGTGGTTTGTTGGATCTAAACCTAATTTAAAGTGTGCAATATCGTTATGATCTAATAATATTTCTTCTTCTGCTGTTTTATATACATAATGAGTTATTAATTCCTCTTTAGATCCTTTTGGCTCTACCATTTCGGGCATTAAAGGATAAAGTGCTATTAATTGCCCTGCTTCATTTCTTTGCTTTAACAGATAAGCGTTTCCAGAAACATGAAGAGCATTTATTAAATATTGTTGTACTACATCTCCACTCATATATGGATTTGGTCTTCTCATTAATAGTGTTAATGGGTGGCCGAGTAATTCCTCTTTTAATCCCTCTTCATTGTAATAACAGACTTGTAAAGTTGCTTCTGAGAAAGATAAACCTAAGACCTGTAAGCATGATGTAACTGCTGAATTACTTTCGCCATTACCTAGTCCCTCTAAATTCCAATTACCTGCACTCGTATTATATCCCTGTATGAATTGATTACCATACACACTTTCAGAAGGATCATCTCTAAAAAAATTATATCCTGTACTTCTTTTTACATTTCTGTTGTCATTTACTTTTGGTCTATTTACCCCAATTAAATCCCAAAAATTTCTTCTATCAGCCAATTCCATGCCTCTCAATAAATCATTAACCTAATACTAATCAATGATAGTAGATATTTTTAATTTATGGTATTATGCAGGTATTAATTGTCTTGATTTTTAGTATGCAAACCATTTCTTGCTGTTTTGTGTTTCTAAAATTGCATAAGCCAAACTATCCACTTGATCATCATGTTCTCCCTCGGGGAATTGTAAAAGCTCTCTTTCTAATTCATCAAACCATAAAGCATTTTCTAGAAAATGGACTTGTCCTTGTTCCATACGAGCAGATAAAGGCATAGCTCTACTTACTTTATCTCGATCAGCTTTTAATTCTCTAACAGGTAATCCCTCACGCCTTGCAATTTGAATTAAGGCTAATTGGTAGCCTGCTCTCTCTATTCCTATATAATCTAAATTATATTCTTCAAGAAAATTCTTTAAAACAGGAATTATATCAGGTGCTTCTAGTCTTTTCCTAAAAACTTCATACACCAAGATATTATTTTTCGGGGTTGTTCCTGCAACTGTAACGACTGTATAATCTGCTTGCTCTTTTGTAGAAGTTGCAAGGTCCACAGTCGCAAATTTTCGGATTGAGTTATCCAAACATCTCTCATCTTCCAATACACAATATCTATTAGTTTCATAATTTCCTTCATCATTTAATTCCGTAACTGACTTCATTCTAAACCTATTAAACCAATTTGTCTGAAACATACCACCTGTTAATTCAACAAACTCTGCTAAATATTCTTGACTAAATAAATATGATCCTATTTCTTTTCTTGCTATTTCTAATTCAGAACTAGGCACAAATGGATTTGATTTAGTAGGTAGTTGCCACCTGTTCCAATCATCTCTATCCTCAGCTTCGTGATAAATTTTCTCAAACCAATTAAATCCCTTTGGTGTTGAAATAAATAAAGCACCACCTTGTCTTTCAGTTAAAGTTGGTCTGATCACTTCAGCCCATGTGTTTTCTTTCATAAAGGCACACTCATCTAAAACAACGAAGTCAAGTCCTGCACCTCTTAATCTGTCTGGATTATCAGCAGATCTAATAGATACCATTCCACCTGTTGGCGTAATAATAGTTTTTTCACTCTCCTTAATAATTGTTCCAAACTCTACACCAATATTTCTTAAGTCTTTCCACCCCTCTAAAGCCATAGCGTATGTAGGTGCGATCCACCAAGATCTTTTTCCTTGCCACGCTTTTTCTAAGCATAACCAAACACCTAATCTAGTTTTACCCCAACGCCTACCTGCTGAAAGTACTTTAAACCTAGAATTATCCATAGCTACTTGTGTTTGTCCCTCATGCAGTTGTGGTAATTTAACTTTATATTTTCTTGTATTTATTTCTGTTGTTAATTCAGTTTCCATAACTCATTTCTCCAATTATCACTCAATATATGCTCTAATTCTGCATTTAATAAACTGCCTATTTTAACTCTATCCCAAATATCAGTAATAACATCTGCTTTTTTAAAAGCACTTTCAAAATAATGTGCAACAAAATAGCTTTTATTTATTATTTCCTCAATAGAAGGCATTCTATAACCAAACAATTCAGTTTTTCCGTCTAATCTACTAGGTGCTTCTAATGAATAACATTTACTTGATCCTAACCACGCAGGGATTGGGCCGAAATAAAGTGGCTCATATATTTTTGCTTCTTTATGTTCATGTGCTATTTCTTTAAGTGTCCACATAATATAATTCCACCCCTTAGTATCTTTTCGTGGTAATCCCTCTAATTGTTGTTCAATTCTATGAGCAAGTTTTATGAAATCATAATCCATATTTTTACCTACTTTGCTTGGGAAGTTGCTTAAAGCTTTCCCGTCCCAAGAATTATCGTGTATTTTAAATGGTGGGTGGTTTTCTTTCCATTTTATAGCCATAGCACCTGTTTTCTTTGCAGGGATAGATGAGAAAAAGTTATCAATATCGGGTAAAGGCCTTAATGCGATCATATCCATATCTGTTATAGTCCCTTTTAATAAGGAAGCCATTCTAATTCTTACAATATCTGAAATATGAGCAATGTTATGGCCTCTTTTTAAGGCTTCAAAAGCTAAGGCTCTACTATAAACCTTATCTGCGTCCTCTATATTAATTCCTTTAGGTAAATTCGTTATATTTTGATAGGTATAAAGAAATACTTCATTATTGTATTTTTTTTGAGAATATAAGGTTAATTTATGAAAATCACTTATCTCTATGTCTTTATTGATCCAATCATTATAATTTTGCTCGTTTTCATATTTAGACCAAAATAATATTATCATCTTTTTTTAGTCGCTATTTTCGAGTATTTCTACTTCTGTTGGAATATCTTTAGGAACATCTTCAAATTCTATGTCCTGATACTCTCCGTGTCTTAATATAATCTTTATCTTCATTCTTCTTCATCTTCTTTTTGTATAACAATTTCGTTCTCTCTATCTAGTTTTGAGCCGTCTGACCAATTTAACTCTATTTCAATAGGTGCATTAGGATCTCCTGAAAGCTGTATTTTCTCTCTACGACCAAATTTATCGGGGTATTTTCGCTCTAACACCCATGCGTCTGCTGTCCAATTTCCCTCTTGTCCTGCTTTTTCAATCCTACCTAATCTTCTTATGATCGCTTCACTCTCAGCTTTAGTAACTTCAATCCAAAAGGACTTATAAGGCTCAATTCCTTGTTCTGCTTTTTTTCGCCACATTCTAAAGGTGCTAGAGTTAATTCCTGCATAATAACAAGCGTGTTCAATATAAGAGCCTAATTTTATTGCTGTTAGTAAGCGTTCTGTTAATTGATCATCGAGTAACTTATAAGGTTTATTATTAGCCATAACTTCATAATATAACCTAAATAAATTTAATCAACGATTATGGCTTATTAATTCTTTCATCTATTGCCCATTCATAATAATAAAGCAGATGTTTTCTCTCTATTCTTCCACAATCACAGTTCATAGTTAAAATAACCATTTTAAAAGTCCTTTTAAACTCATTGATCCATTTTCTAAGGTCTTTATTCTCTAATGAGCATAATTCAGTCTTTTTTATCAAGGTTTCATAGGCTTTTTGTTTGTCTGTTGATCTAAAAACACTTACACCAACAGGTGTTCTTGTTGCATTTATACTTAAAACATCAATACCGTTTTTACCTGTTTTCACTTTACACCCTCTTTTATACAGTCATCGCAAGCGAATAATGTTTTCTTTTCAAAAGTGTTAGTAAAAGTAAGCATACTTCCCTCGCTATTTACCATATTACAAAATTGACATTTCATATATTTTCCCCCTTCATTAGCTTGTCGAATGTTTCAGCCCCAACTTCAAAACTTTGTGTTTCAGCTATTGGGTGTAATTCCTCACAATTCACACAATTTATATATTCTGTTTCGTTATTTTCTTTACCTGTATCTGTACCTACATATTTTCCAAAGCCGTCATTTTTACATATAAATATTATATTCATGTATTATTCCCCCTTTTTGTTTTACATTTTTTCTTACAGTTCCAATTATCATATTTGAAACAATTTATGTGGTGTAAGTTCTTCATGATCTTGAAAGCCCCTCTGTATATTCTTCTTTCCAACCTGTATAATTATGCTCAAATTCTTCAATGTATCTTGTTTCAAACCATTCATCTGTATTGACAAATGTTTTAAATATAGAATAATCCTTTTCATTTTCCCCGTTGTATCTTCCGTCTTCGTTATAACCTTCAAAACCAAAATTTAATTTTGTTCTAGTTTTACGATTTACTAAATTTGTGCAATTATAAATAATAGGATCATATAAAATACTTTCACCACCCCAAAAGAAATCAGATAAAGTAACTGTTAATTTTTTAAGATCCTCACTCTCATCAAAATTTGTATCTTTATTTAGTTCTAATGGTATTCTTATTTGTTCAATAACAGGATAATCTCCAATAGTGTTTGTATGGTTTTTAGGTCTTAAAAAATCCTTACAATCCTTTCTGTGAATTTCTATCCCGAAATCATGATTTACTAATATACCGAATTTTTCTTTCATTGTTCCCCCTTTAGGATTATTAATATTTGTGTAATTCATATTAGTATATTATTAATCTAAGATTTATTTGTCAATTTATTAGTAATTTTTTATTATCATGTAATAGTTAATGTACTGTTCAAGTTGTCTGTTAATGAACTATCAACTCTGCTTTTTACTATCATTAGCCTCGTCTTAAATGTATGTCTTGAGCATTAAATAGTAATGAGTAATAGTAATAGTCATTACTATTGCTCTTATACAACATGTGGTATATAAGCGAATAGTAATAGTTATAGCAATAGTTATGAGTAATACCATATATGGTATATAAGCAATGAGTAATAGTAGTGGCTATTACATAATACTATCAATAAACGAAAAAGCCTAGAGCTATTGCTAGTCCTAGACTTCTTCGTACACAAAAGGGGGCTTTTGTGATTTGAAATTAATCGTAATATTTAAATGTTATAATATTTTCTTTTGTTCTGATTATAGTTTTAACTTTCAGCTTGTGAGTAGGAAAGTCAAAATCTTCTTTTACAACTTCAATAAAATTTTTAAGCATTTCAGTAAATATTTCTTCAACCTGTGTTATTTTTTCTTTATCGTATTCAGATCCAACCTCTATATTCAATTCATAAGGAATTGCTATTAACTTAAATTCGGGATCAACTCTTTTAGCCTTGCGTTTTTGTAATTCATCTATATATTGATAGGGTGTTACATCACTCATTTTAAACCTGCTTTCGTCATCATTTCTTTAATTGCTTTGTGCCTTTCCTCTTTGGATTGGTTATTCCATTCATCTAAATTGTGGTCTTTTGGTGCTAAACTTAAATTTGGATCTGCTTTTATCTCTGATATATTTACAGATTTCATTTTTAAAGGATTTTTTCTCCACATAAATATATTTTCATTGTGTTTATTTTCAAAGGTGTGATCTATATTACAATCTTTACCTAGATAATATTTCACTTCAGATCCCTGTTCCTCAAACTCAGCATTCATTTCGCTTATTCTATTTCTAAAAGACCAACCTGTTTGTTTAAATATTTCTACACCACAAACCCAATCGCCACTAGAAAGTATTTCGGTAATTATTTCTCTATGTGATTTTTTCTTCATGTGAAGTTATCAATTTGAAAAAAAAAATTTTCATATTCTTTTTTTATTTCTTCTATTTCTTTTTTTATTTTATTTAGTTCGCTTTCTAGTTTATATTGCTTATCAAAAAGCATTCTTAATTTTTTAGGTAATTGTTTTCTCTTATCATTAAAAAAAGGCATTATGATAATTCCTTAATCATATTATCTAATTCCTCTATATTAAGTAATTTATTAGTAAAGCTAACATCATCTCCTGTTTTACTAAGGTTTAAGTATTTAATTCCTAAATTTATAAAGTCTTTATAATTATCAAACTGTTTAGCAAGTTTATAAATTTCCTCTGTGTTCTGTATCCATAAAGCTACATTCCAAGTTTCATAGTTTGCCCAACCCATGTGTTTTGTCTTATCATTTTCAATAAAAATTACATTATCATTATCACTCATTTACAACCTCAAATCCTTTATCTAACATTTGTATCAGTATTCCTTGTGGGATCATAACTCTATTGGTTGGCTCTTTTGACATCAACACTCTGTTATCTTCTGACTTAGCAAAAGTTTCTACACAATACATAGGCACACCTGCATTAAAAATTGGATAGGCTCTTGTATGTTGATCGTCAAAATTCTCTGCTGTTTCAATATCCCAACACAATATATTTTCAGTAGCTGTATAACTTTTACCACTTGTTTGATCAACAAATTTATTTAATAAAAATGTTTTAGTAAACATTGATTTTAATAAATCTTTATCTTTAAAATCTACCATTAGCAGTTCGCTCTTGCCTCGTCCTCTAATATTTCAGACATTTTGATTTCGTTATTTTGCGTTTCAAGAATAAGTAAAAGTCCCTCCCACCTTTCCATTTCTTTATCTAAAACCATTCCTGTAATTTCATTAGCTAATTTATTGAATACATTTCTTGTTCTTAAAACATATCCTTTTTTCCTAGATTTAAGGTGTTCTATTTCTTTTTTTACTATCTCTATAATATCTTCATTTACCTTTTCAGCTTCGGGATAGCTATATCCATAATTAAAGATACTTTTTTTATTTTTATTTAATAACCATTCTTTATCAAATTGTTTAGGCATTATTCCCCCTTTGGAATTTTATTTGTTAATTAAATTATAAATATTGACTAT